AAGCCCGTGAGTCAGAGCCATTAAAGATGTCCGTTGATACTATTGAGACATACGGCAAGGAGCTACGCAATGGTGTAGATCTTCTTGAACGCCGCAATGCTGACATGCGTGCTGAAAGCACAGGGTCAAGCGTTAGAGGCTATGCCGCTGTATTTAACAGCGTATCAGAAGACCTTGGCGGCTTTGTAGAATATATTGAGCCTCGCGCCTTTGATAATGTTATGGATAACGACTGTCGTTGTTTATTCAACCATGACTACAACTATTTGCTGGGCAGAACATCTGCCGGCACCCTTAAGATTTGGACAGATGAAAGGGGCCTAGGTTATGAGGCTATTCTTCCTGACACATCTTATGCAAAAGATTTATCCGTGCTTATGGAGCGCGGAGATGTTTCGCAATCCTCATTTGCTTTCGTGGTCGACCAAGACCGGTGGGAAGTAGATGACGAGGGCAACTACACGCGTTACATCGAAAAAGTTTCACGTTTAATTGACGTCAGCCCGGTGGTTCTGCCCGCCTATCAGGCGGCCACGTCAGAATTAACTGAGCGTGAACATTCAAGCGAAGATGAAGCCACAGAAGTGCGCTCTGAACCAATCGTAGAAGCCGAGGTAGAAGCCGAGGTTGAGGTTGTAGAGGAGGTCGCTGAAGAGGTCAATCTTCGTCCTTTAATCGCGAAAATTCGCAAACATCAATCAGAATTATGAATAACTCAAATGAAATGCGTGAACAGCGCAGTGCTATAGTGGACCAAATGAACGAAATGGTTTCCGTAGCAACAAAAGAAGGTCGTGGTCTCAATACAGAAGAGAACAGCACCTTTGATAATATGGATCAAGACGTGAGAGGTTTGAAAGCCGACATCGACCGCTTAGAGCGCTCCGAGAATCTTAAACGTGAAATGGCAAACAACAACGAAGCTAAGGCTGAGCGTAAAGAAGTTGCTAAAGTAGAGGGCCGTCAGGTCTACTCTAAGTTCTTGCGCCACGGTGCGAGTGCATTAAACAACGAAGAGCGTTCTATGCTTACAGAAATGCGTGGCACATCCACTCAAGTTGTTGGTACTGACTCACTTGGCGGTTACACCGTACCTGAGGACTACTCGAACACTCTTGACATCGCTACTTTGTTCAAGGGTGAAGTTGAATCTTTGTCTCAGGTAATTAACACCGCTGGCGGTGCCACTCTTCCTTACCCTAAGGTTGACGACACTTCCGTAACTGGTTCTATCCTTGCTGAAGCTACTGCAATGTCAGTTAGCGATCAGACCTTTGGAGTATTGAACCTTGGTGCATACAACTATACCTCTGGTATCGTTAAAGTATCTCACCAATTGCTACAGGACAGCGCCTTTAACTTGGACGCTTACTTAGCTGAGTCTTTGGGTAACCGCATCGCGCGCGCTCAAAACGCTCACTACACTACTGGTACTGGCTCTTCACAGCCTCAAGGCTTCATCACCGGTGGAACTTCTGGCGTTACTGCCGCTTCTGCTACTGCTGTTACAGCACAAGAGGTTTTGGAGTTAATCCACTCTGTAGACAAGAGCTATCGCAACAGCGCGTCTTTTGCCGTTATGGCGAACGACAACTCTGTCGCTGCCTTGCGTAAGCTAGGTATTGGTTCTTCTAACGACTATCCAATCTTCACCCCCGGATTGAACGGAAGCCCTGACCGTATCTTCGGTACGCCGATTTACGTCAACAACGACATGGCTGACATCGCTACTGGTAGCAAGTCTATCGCTGCTGGTGACTTCTCTAAGTTTGTTGTCCGTAACGCTGGTGGTATCCAGATGCTACGCTTGAACGAGCGCTACGCTGACGAACTAGAAGTGGCTTTCTTGGCATATAAGCGTTCTGACGCTGGTGTGTTGAATAGCGCTGCTATCAAGTACATCACACAAGCCTAATTATGAAGATTGAGTTCTTGACTCAAATCGTTGGTACAGGATTTTCATATCTCCCCGGAGATGTGAGATCCTTACCTAACGATATTGCTAAAGACTTCATCAATGCTGGCCATGCCAAGATTGTTGCTGAAGCTCCCGGAAAGCGCGCAGAGCGTGCTGTTGTAGGTAAAAACCGAAAGAAGAAAAAGTAGATGTCTATTCAAGTCATAACCCCCGCTACCGCTGAACCGCTATCTCTTGCCGAGGTAAAGGAGTTCTTGCGCGTGGACAGTTCTGACGAGGATGCTACTTTAAACATCATGATCAGCGCCGCACGCGAGATGTGCGAGACCTATACGCGCCAGATCTTGATGACTACCACCATCGATGAAGTTGGTGACGCGTTCCCTGCGGGCAACATATCGTTGTCACGCAGCCCTATTCAGAGCATCACAAGCGTTTCCTATTTGGACTCCGCAGGTGATACCCAGACGGTATCGTCATCTGATTACACAAGCGACCTGATCTCGCAGCCATCTAGGCTCGATCCGGTGACATCGTGGCCTACGGCAAACGCCGAGGTCAACGCTGTGACCATCCGCTATGTAGTTGGGTATTCGTCCGCTTCGGACGTTCCCGCACCCATTAGACAGGGTATCATGCTTGCTATCGCCTCTATGTACGAAAACCGAACTGACGGCGTTAAACGCCTCCCTACGGCTTCTGAGTACCTATGGAATCCGTTTAGAATTTTTACATTCTAAGCTATGAATCCCGGAGATCTTGACAGAAGAATAGTAATAAAGAATCAGACCACCGTTAACAAGAATAACGGGGAGCGTCAGATTTCCTTCTCTGCCTACGCAACACGCTGGGCTAGTGTTAAGTACAAGAACGGTAAAGAAGACGATGAAGCGTTAGAGATAACATCTGTTCAGGATGTCATCTTCACTATTCGTTGGGACTCAAACATCGATACAACATATTCCGTTACCTACAATGGTAAGGACCACAATATCGAAAGCGTTAATCCTATCGGAAGAAAGGATTTTATTGAACTATATACCCGCGCAACGTCATGAGTATGGTTAACATTTCCGTCGAAGGTATGGACTCTGTTATTAAGCTACTTAATGACATGCGTACCGTTGGTGATAAGCGCCACCGACAGATCAAGCGCGAGATGGCAAAGGCAGCAGCCCCGATGGAGGTTGCGGTTAAGGCATCTATCCGTGATGGGGAAACGCCCATGAAATCAACCATGATAGGTAGAGGTACTGATAGAAAGTCTGGATTAACAAAACACTTAAAAGTAGATTATAAACCCGGAAACCTCCGTAGGTCTATTGATGTGTTTCCAACACGCAAGGGATTAGCTGTACATGTAGGCGCACGGTTCGGGCGTAAATCAAGAAGTGATGCTGATGGCTACTACTCAGGTATGGTTCAGTTCGGCGTGTTCGGTAGAGGTGGAAAAAAATATAAGAATAACGGAAAAACAAGATACAATGTAGGCTACGCAGACAAGGCTTACGCAGCAGGTCTTTCAGCAACTCAGGCATCCATGCTTGCCGCTGTAAATAATATCATAGAAAAGTATATAACAGGACCAATGTCATGAGAGGAGGACCAGCATTATACGGTATTTTAGCAACGGACGCGGGTGTCTTATCAGTAGCTTCAAACAGGATATTCCCGGAGATAGCAGCACAAGGCTCTGAATTGCCGTTGGTAGTTTACAGGTTTTCAAACCTTGTTCCCTCTGACACTAAGAGTGGTGTATCCACCTTAGATTCAGAGAGTTATGTGATTGTTGCTATTGCGAAATCATACACTGTTTCGACAGACTTATCTTATAAGATAAGAACAGCACTTGACCGCTACAGCGGTACAGTAAATAGCGTAGAGGTCCAGTCGATTGAGTTCACTGGTTATGACTCTGACTATGATGCAGACAATGCCGTATACACTACGGTTACAGAATTTACTTTAAGAATAAAAATATGAAAATAGAAATCATTAAAAAGACAACCATTAACGGCAAGAACTTCGCTAAAGGCGCTGTTCTATCCGTTGTTAATGAACGTGCTGCCGAACTCATTGCGGAGGGAAAGGCAGTAGAATTTGGTACAGAGGTACCGAAGGAAAAGCCCGCAAAATCTAACCCCAAATATAAATTATAATGGCCACAACAGGAATTATGAACGGCACCCTATTGGGTGTTTACGCCGGCGCTACTCCTACTTTGATTGCACACGCCACAGAAAGCAGCATTTCGCTTTCTATGGATACGCGTGACGCATCTACAAAGGACAGCGCTGGATACCGCGACCTCTTAGAAGGCGCACGCAGTGGATCCATCAGCGTTAGCTCGCTATATGCAGAAGATGCTGCGTATGGTGTTGATGACTTGATGACTCACTTCACAGCACGCACAGCAGTAGCTGTAAAGTTTAGCACTGAAGAGTCTGGCGACCACTACTGGTCTGCCTCTGCTTACATTACCTCTTTGGAAGTTTCCGCTTCTAAGGAAGACAATGTAACATACTCTGCTTCTTTTGAATTAACTGGAGCAATCACTTACGGAACAATTTAAAAAAACATGGTAAAGTCAGTCAAGATAGGCGGCGAAGAGCGCCCAGTAAAATTTGGTTTCTCAGCACTCATGAACTTCTGCGACCTCGCGGGATATAAACTCAACGATCTGGGCAGGCTCGGAGAGGATATGACCCTTGGTGATGCGGTAAATCTCATTTGGTGTGGACTGAAAGATGGTGCGAGAGCAGAGAAAAAGGAGTTCACACTCACATCTGAGGATGTAGCGGACTTTTTGGACGATGACATCGGCGCTTTGAATGACGTACTTGCTGTATTTGCTGAATCTTTTACAAAGGGGGAGAAGTAGCCTCAGGGGGATCAGGGAAATCTGAACCGTCTGAGGCTGCCTCCTTCGATTACCTACAAGGCTTGGCATGTGGGCAGCTTCGGCTGTCCCCATCCGAGTTTTGGAATATAACACCGCGGGAGCTACACAATGCTTTGCGCGGTTGTGCTGAAGCAGAACAGCTTAAGCAACAAGGCAACTGGGAGCGCACTAGGTGGCAAACAGTAGCACTCATAAATATCCAACTACCTAAGGGCAAGAGCGTTAAGTCACAAGATTTAGCCGTGTTCCCTTGGGAAAAGAAGGATAAGAAAAATACACTTTCGCAAGAACAAGCGAAGGCAATACTTGAAAAATGGCAAAGAAAGGAAGCAACAAGCAAGCAAATATAATTCTTGGCTTAAACATGACTCAGCTCCAGAAGGGTTTGAGGACTGCACAGGCTAAGTTAAAGAGATTCGGAAAATCAATGTCACGGTTCGGGGCCAGTATGTCTCGTAGCGTGACTTTGCCGTTAGTAGGAGCTGCTGTAGCAGGCATAAAGATGGCTTCTGATCTAGAGAAGTCTTTTGCGAAGATTGAGAACCTCGTAGGTGTAACGGGTCCAGTTCTAGAAGGATTCAAAGAAAAACTAAGAGACATAAGCACAGAGACTGCGACATCGCAGAGATCTCTTGCAGACGCATTATTCGTTATCACCTCTGCCGGTATCCGTAGTGCAAAGGCTTTGGACATCCTTACTCAGTCCGCTAAGTCCTCACAGGTAGGCATGGGAGAGACGGAGTCCATTGCTCGCGGTATCACGGGTGCGATGAACTCATACGCAAAATCTGGTCTTACTGCTGCAAGATCGGCAGACGTTATGATGGCTATCGTAAGGGAAGGTAACCTCGTTGCAGAGGACCTTGCGCCTACGCTTGGTCGTGTAACGGGTATGGCGGCAGAGCTAGGTATCTCGTTTGAGGAACTTGGCGCTAACATCGCAACATTCACTAGGTTAGGTGTACCAACCGAGGAGGCTGTAACAGGTCTTCGTGGCGTAATGGCTGCTGTGTTGAAGCCTACCAAGGCTGCTGAGGAGGTTCTAGCGAGCATTGGAATGACATCCTCAGATGTCCGCAAGAAGGTCGGTAAAGAGGGTCTTCATAAAACCCTTATGTTCCTTATCGATGCCTTGAAGGGTAACGAGAAGGGTCTATCGGCTATGTTCGGAAACGTCCGTGCATTATCTAACGTATTAGGTACGGCGGGAGCGCAGGGAGAATCCTACGCTAAGATACTTGATAGTATCACAAACTCTACCGGTATGGTAGACGAGGCTTTTGAGAACGTCTCTAAGACGAGTGCGTTTAAGTTTGACGAGGCTATTGTAGCCCTTAAGAACAACGCGATAGAGTTAGGGGTGGTGATGCTGCCTATGGCGGTTAAGATTGTCGACGGCATAACCAACATGGTTAAGGGATTCAGAGACATGAGTCCTCCTATTAAAAACGCCACGCTTGTTATAGCCGGCCTTGCCGCCGCTTTGGGACCTGTTGCTTTTATGATCGGAGTCACATCAACGTCTATTGCTAACGGGATAAGGTTAGTCGGAGATGCCATAAAAAAATCAAACCCATATATACTCGCTGGAACGCTTATAATTACAGGGCTAGTGGCAGTCTGGACACGGTATAATAGGATATCTAAGGCATCTAGCGCAGCTATGAGTGCTAATGAAAAAAGTATTCGCGACAATCATTCTGAGGCAAAACTTCTTCTTAGGACAATAGAGAGCGAGAATATCTCTCAAGACACGCGCAATCGGCTTATAGAGAAGTTTAATAGAAATTTCAGTAAGTACGGAGGAAACCTAAAAACAGAAGAGGGCGCTTTATCCAACATATTAGAGGTGAAAAAGAAGCTAAACACTGCATTCAGTGATAGCCTTAAAGACGCCCTTATTGAAGAGAAAAAAGCGAAGATATATAAGGAGCAGTATAAGACCCAGAAACTGCTAGATGCTTCTCTAACAAGGCAGGAAAATAAAAATAAACTGGTAACTAAAGCGATAGAAGATCAGAATAGTGCTAGTGAAAAAGGCAATATAGAGAAATTTAAAGCCGCTAAAAAATCTGAAGCAAGAAACATTAAAGCGATAGAGGACGAGACTACGAAACAAGGAAAGCTGACAGAGAAAATCGAGGCTGCAACTATTGCGATTGAAAAGTTAAACGCCGCAAAGTCTGACTACAAGACTCCGGAGGAACTTCTAGAGGCAGAAAGACTAGCTAAAGAAGCTGCGGACGCGCTGGTTAAAGAGCAAGAGGTAATAGATAAAAAAGCAAAGAAAAAACACGAGGCCTCGGAAGATGCAAGGGAGGCACAGGATAAGGTTGATCAAGCTAAATTAGAAGCTGTAGATATACAAAATGAAGCTGAGTTATCCCTACTAGACGATTTTGAAAGGGAAAAAGCTGAAAGAGAGGCAAGATACGATAAAGAACTTGCAACACTAAAAACAGCAGGCTATACTGATTTTGTGGCCTTCGAAAAGGCGTTCGCCAACGACATGGCTGAAATAGATGAAAGGGCTGCGGAAAAGGCGCTTGAAACACAGAAAGATAGAAATGATAAATACATATCTGCTGAAAGTCAATTTTACCTTGATGTTATAGAATTAGCCAAGGATGCCAATGATTCATGGTTGTCAACTATGGAAGCGGCGGGAAATGCCATAGAGAGTACCCTTGTCGAAGCTATAAAGGGAACCTTATCTACGATTGGATCTTATTTAGTCAATGGACAATCGGCGTTCTCTAACTACAAATTATTCATACTTGGATTGTTTGCTGACATGGCTGAAGCGCTCGGTACCCTAGCCATAGCAATGGGTGTTGCTTCCTTGGGTATCAAAAAGGCGCTTATGACGCTAGACCCCTCAGCTTCGATAGGAGCTATTGCTGCCGGTGCAGCTTTGCTTGTCCTTGCAGGCGTAGCACGCGCCAACATGGCGAACATTTCAGAATCTCAGTCTGGCGCACCTGCCCTTGCCTCTGGCGGTCTAGCCTTCGGACCCACACTGGCTATGGTTGGTGATAACAGAAACGCAAGCATCGACCCAGAGGTTATAGCACCGCTATCTAAGCTAAAGGCTATGATGGGAGGCACAGGATCACAGAACATCACGGTCACGGGCCGCTTAAGGGGCGCAGACTTACTAATTTCTAACGAGCGAGCTGGAAGGCAGCGCTCACGATACAGAGGATTCTAAGATGGCAATAAGGCTTAAGAGTGAGTTTACCTCACAAAACGATATTGATTACAAGATAGAGATTCACGACAGTGAGTGGCTTGGTGGCACGTCCACTTTTGTAGTTGGATCTGAGGGTTTTTCCCTTGAATACACGGGGGAGACGGACGACATTATATCTCCAATCTTAGCGTCATCGCTGAATATCCCCGCATTTGTTGAGAACGCTGCCTTTGAGACTTTTATAGACGATTTAACCACCTATCAGGAAATCCGCTTCCATGTCGAGGTGTATAAAGACAACAGCGGTTACGAATTATTTTGGACAGGGTGGATAACCCAAGACCTTGTTACCATAGAGGACGCTTCTATGCCTTACGTCATAGACTTGAAAGCAACCGATGGTATCGGCATGCTTGCTAACATAGATTATGATTCACCTAATAATTTGATAGGCACAGGCCCCCTTACAGAGGTGGAGAAAATCTTACGAAACTCTATTGATAAGATTGGCCTAAAGGCAACGTGGGAAACTAATGACGTGTACCTTGAAACGTCAGTAGACTGGTGGGAGACGACCATTCAGACATACTCAACAACAAAAGACACTCTGTCAGAGCAAGCGCTTGATGTTCGTGCTTTCATGTCAATAGACGACAACGGTGACTTTGTATATACAAAGGTCTTTGAAGTATTACGGCAATTAGCCGTCATCTACAACGCCCGTATTTATCAAAGCGGTGGCCGTTGGGTATTTGAGCAGTATGGAACACGCGCGGGGTTAAACAGGTACGTCACAACGTACAAAAAAGACGGTACAGTCATTGCAACCTCGCAGGTGTCTGACGACATAACCTTTGACCAGACAACAAGCGCAGGCGCACGTCTTGGAGGTGGTCAGTTTTCCTACCTCCCCGCTGTCAGTAAGGTATCTATTGACTACAAGCAAAAGATGTTCTCGCCAAACAGTCCTCCGTATACCTTTAACCTATTAGACAACTCACACGACCTTGGATACATCCAAGGCGGCTCTGCCGTTCAGCTATCGATGGAAGGCGCACATAACTATTCTATTACATCATCTACCAACGCCACCGGCAATGATGCTGTGATATCGGTTGTGTTTAGGTCACAGATAAAACTTGAGGATGCATCTAACCCCGGAACATTCTATTATTGGACGCGTCCGTTTAATGGATATAATATAGCGTCTACGGCTGTGTTTGGCAACGCGTCATGGTCTACTTCGGCAGGCTATTACTATTATGCCCTTCCGTTCAGTAAGGTGAGCTATGGTGAGTTAACAACGAATGTCGGTCCTGTTGTGACAACCACAGACCTTCCGGTTAGCGGAGCGTTGGCTGTGATCAATGAGTTTTACAACAAGTACGACCCGCTTAATAATACGGCGTATGTATTAGCATCTCATCAGACTGAATCTTGGGAGACAATAATTACGTTCTCACGCCTTAAGGCGGGACAGCCTGACGGTCAGATAGTTAAAATCTCATCATCCAACACAAACTCCAAAATAAGCACAAGCATTGAGATGCACTTAGGTGAAGTGAGTATCTCCAACGGTCTGTTTCAGACCGGTGACATCCTCGCCTACAACGGAACAGCGTGGGTAGCAAGTTTGCTATTTAGGAAGGGATCTACTGGCTCTGGGCTTGCTATGTTACGACTAATGTGTGCCGAAGCAGCTGCGTTGCACTACGCTCCCGTAAGGCGCTATGAGGGCGCTGTTATTAACGGAGCCTCGGTAGGTCCAAGGTTAGTCTTTGACTCGTCTATCTACCTAACAACATCGGCATCCTTTATAGCTTCTGACGATACTTGGAGCATGTCTGGATTCGAGATAGACCGTAACAGAACCACCATTGGTGACGTTGACCCTATCGAGGTTCCTGCATTACGAACGCTTCAAGGCGTGTCGGGCATTAGTAATAACCCTGACGACATCAACACAGGCCGTATTGGAGGTATGAACGTCGATGTCACGCAAGACAGGATAGGCCCCTTCCAACAGGTAACAGGGGGCGCTGCTATTGTCGGAGGCTTGAAAGATGGCGAAGGGTCCTTCGGATCATCGGGTCAGGTTCTGTCGTCAACGGTCACGGGACTAAGCTGGATAACAAGCGCTTCTAGCAACGACTACGTTACGGGTATGACGTTCAATACCTCTGATGGTATTGTAACGCTCACACGCAGCGGTGGCCTTGCTGACATCACCACAGACCTTGACGGGCGCTACCTCACCACGCACCCCGCGATACCTAACTCTGGGTCTATAGACAACTCCAACGGCGTGGTGGTACAAGACATCACCATCGATGCCTACGGTCACTCCACAGCGTGGGGGACGGTAGACCTCGATGATCGGTTCATGCAGCTTGGCGAGCCACAGGCCGTCACGGTGAAGAACATGGAGGCTACGGCAACGCTTACTAAAGGTACGCCGGTATATGCCGTGGACCCATCATCTAGCGGCAACATCATAGGCGTTAAAGCCGCAGACGCTTCTAGCTCTGCCACGATGCCCGCTGTCGTTATCATGAACGAATCTGTGACGGCAGGAAGCGAGGGCGAAGCACTTATCGTTGGGGTGATAACGGGTGTAGATACATCCTCCTTCACCTCTGGTGATGTGGTGTATGTGGCCTCTGGCGGTGGATTCACCAACGTCAAGCCCACAGGCACAAACCTTATTCAGAACCTAGGTGTTGTGATGAAGGTACACGCCACCAACGGGTCCGGGGTTATATACGGATCAGGACGCGCTAACGATGTCCCTAACATCCCTAACTCACAGGCGTGGGTGGGTAACGCGTCAGGGGTGGCTACGCCCACTACGTTAAACATCACCAACTGGGACACGGCCTATACCTACTCACAGGTAGGGCATCTTCCTCTTGCTGGTGGTACTTTGACCGGTGAGCTGACAGTCACAGGAAAGCTACACGGCATCACGGCAGGAACGGCCAACACTGATGCCGTCAACGTGCAGCAGCTTAACAACGCCACCACAGGCGTATTGGTATATCAAGGTGTGTGGAACGCAAGCACCAACACCCCTACGCTTACAAGCGCTACAGGAACCATCGGTGGGTACTACATCGTATCGGTAGATGGAACCACGAACCTTGACGGCATAACGGACTGGAAGGTAGGCGATTGGGCAGTGTTCTCGGATATGCCTACAGATGCATGGCAGAAGATTGACAACACCTCCATCCTCGGCGGTGCTGGTACAGGAGGGTCGCTGTCCGCTTGGACA